TAGATGCCTCTGTAAGGCGTCTTTGTCTCTTACTTTGTATGGGAATGGTTCTTCCTCATACACCTCTGCTGGTGCCTTTCCAGTGTAGTAGTTGTAACGTTCCAGTTTTACTCTACTGTGAGTTTCTCTTGCTTTCTCACGGAGCAGGGTAATTGTATTGTAGACAGTATAATACTTGGCGTGAAGTTGTGGAATTTTTAAGGACTCGTCATGTAAGTTATCAGGGTCGATCTGGGAATCTTTTTCCCACATCTCCTGAATTTGTTCAAGGTTCATAAGCGTGTTCTGCCGTCAGAATCGGTTATATAGTAGACAGTATACTTGAAAGTTGCTTCTGCTGTAAAGTACTGTACATCAGTTGCAGCAGTATCAAATTCCAAAGAAGTCAAAGAAACTGGAAAAAGATCGTTGAACTTGACAATAGTATTAACTCTAAAGTTACTATTCAGGATAGATAAAGATCCATCACTATATTCTTTCTTCTTATCTCCAGGTTGTGTTACATCTGTTGGATCGGAAATAAGATCAACATAATCTTGAGTTGTTTCTGGAAAACCAAGACCAGTCAACCAATTATGAACTGCCATGTAGTTTTCCATATTCTCATCAACCAAAAACCTTAGTGTCAAATCTCCATAGGACAACTTCTCTCCAGGAAAATCAATATCCTTCAGGTAGGTTGGTTGAACTGTTGTCTGCAAAGAAAGTTCGGGTATTCTTGCACTGGTACAAAAGAAGGATACCTTTGGTTCTTTACCAAGTTTGAACTCAAATCCTACGGGAGATAAGAAGTTTCTATTTTGTATTTGATTTCTAAATGGTGAAACTGTCATTATCAGTTTTATTTGTATTTAGATAAAAAAAGGGGGTCCGAAGACCCCCGAGAGATATGTGAACCGTGATCACATGAGGTTCTTAACGGTAACGCGCTGATAGTAGCGGTTGCTGTTAGCGGTGATACGACCGAGACCTTGTGAACCAGCGTTGCCTTCAGCGAATGGGTTGGAAACAAGACCGTAGCGGGTCTTGAAGCCAATCTTGGGCTGGAAGGTGTCCTGACCAACGGCACGAACCATTTGGAGAGGAACGTATGGGCAGTAGAAGAGACCTGCGTCATAAGGTGAAGAACCCTTATAACCAGCAACGTAGTACTGATTAGCAGCACTGTTTGCCGAATATGGGTCAATGTAGACGCGGAACTTACCTGCGAGAACACCAGCGAAGGTGTTACCAGTGTCGTCAACGTTGAGGTTAGCGTTCAGAGCAGGGGTGTAATCGAGGACACCTGCCATGGTCAGAGCGGAAGCAACGTCTGCAGAGCAGAGGATCATGTTGCCCTTTCCTCTACGAGTTCTTTGTGCAATGCGGTTGGCATCGCGCTCGATTTGGAAAATCAGACCCTTGAACTTCTCAACCGACCAACGACCGTTGGAGTCAACGTCCAGGTCGAAAGTACCAGCGTTAGCAACGTTTGCTTGTGCGCCAGTCTCAGCAGCCTTGTAGATGGTTCTGATGACTTCACGGTTGATTTCAGCAAGAATCTCAGTTGACAGAATGTTTGCCAACTCAGCTTCTGCATTCAGACCGTGGATTGCCTTCAGGTCTTGAGCAAGCTCAAGTGAGTACTCAGCCTTCAGGGCACGTGACATTGCGGTAACGGTAACCTTCTCGATCGAGAAAGCCATTTCGTTGAAATCGTTACCAGATTCGCCAAGACCTTCTGACTTAGCAGTGGTCATACCACGACCAACGTTATAGTCAAACTGGGTAGCGTTGGAGGAAGGATTCAGTGCGCCAGGGTTGGTGCCGTTTGCAGAGGTTGATTGTGCGGTAGTACCGAAACCAACACTAGTGCCGTCGCCAGCCTGAGCGGTGTAGCTGGTGGTGTTAACAACACCATCAGTACCGATACCAGAGAATGCGGAATTGGGCTCGTCGAACAGAGCTTCGGTTCCAGTCTGGTTTGCGTAGCGTGAACGCATTGCGAAGATCAGTCCAGTAGGACCGTTCATTGGTTGAACGCCTGCGAGGTCATAAGCGACCAGGTTAGGCATTGCACGTCTGATCAGGGAGATCAGAACGGGGTCGAAACCTGCAACAGGACCACTAGGAGTGGAGCTACCGCTGAAACCAGCAGTACCTGCAGCGTTGGTTGGTGCTTCGTAAAGGAATTCGCGCTCTTCACGAAGTGCGATTTCTTGGTTCTCCAGGAGTTGAGCAGTTACGGCTCTACGATGTGAATCTCTGATAGGATCAAGACCGTCGTAGTCCAGAAGGGGTGCCCACTTCTCCTGCAGATGCTCGTTAAGTGGCATTTGCATTTGAATTTTACCTCTTTAAAAAAGTTAGTTTGAACTGTTATTATTTAGAAATCACTTTTTAGAAACTCTACCAAGAGTCTGCATGTAAGACTCCATCAAAGGAGAAACGCTTGAAGTTTGAACTTCGGTTCCTTCAGAAATGGTCTCGGTATGCTCTTTTTGAGTGCTGTGCTCAGGGAAGTAAGACTTCTTCAGAGTTACCAGCTTCTCACGATAGTCTGACTCACTTTCAAACTCAACATTTTCTGCGAGAGAAGCAAACTTGTCCTTCTGTGAAAGTGCAAGACCTTCAGCAACTTCTGCGAAAATAACGTCAGAAGTAGACTCAGCTAATCTGCGGTTCAGAGCAACGTTTCTTTCGATTTGCTCGTTGAGTTTAGACTCCATTTCATCTAGTTTATCTACCATGCTCTCAAGTACATCATATCTATCTTCAGGGATTGTTACATAATGTTCTTCAAAAAGACCCTTCATTCCAGAAAGGAATGATTCGGTCATTTCAGTCTTGAGACCTTGCTCGACTTGAAGAGCGTTCTCTTGGATCCACTCATCAGCAACATACTCAAGGTATGCGTCAAGTCTTTCTTCAAGACCTTCTCTAATGGTTACGATTTCTTCTACGAGTGCTTGCTCGTATGCAGATTGGAGTTGTTCTTTGATTTCTCCAACCTTTGCGTTGATAGCAGTTTCGAAAATGGTGCGTGCTTTCTCTTGGAATTCCTCAGAAAGATCTTCACCTTCGAGAAGAGCATTGACATCTTCTTCGATATCATACTCAATTACGGGTTCAACAACCTCTTCCTCAGTTGCTTCCTCTTCGGTTACAACCTCCTCTTCGGTCTCCTCTTCTTCTGCTACAACTTCTTGCTCTTCGTCTGCCTCAACTTCCTCAGCCTTCATAGCTTTGGCGTTAATGACATCTTTTACTTGAGCAAGGGTCGCAGCAGGATCCTTGAGTTTTGCTGAATCGTCATCGGGACGATAATTTTCAGGAGTAGGACCGCCGAGATCTTCAACTGGAATGCCAGCTGAAGGCATTGGATCAGCAGGTGCAGCCCCTTTGGTTACTACGTTTTCCATTTCTTGTAAATTGCTACCAACGGACATTTGATTTTCTGATTACTTGTTATAATCTATATTTATTTATAAATTAAAGATTTGAGAGGAAATCGTTGAAAAGATTCAACTTATGCTCTTCAAGTCTTCTTTGGTCAACGAGAGTGTTAATACGTCTCTTTGTGTTTTCTGCGAGTTGCTCACGAAGGATTCCTCCTTCCCAAACCCACTCTTTACCTTCCATGATTCCCGAAACAAAAGCGTCAGGAGCAGAAGGATCGGCAACGATATCAGCAGCAGTTGCTAACATGAAATCTTCACCGACAACTTTATGACCCTCATTGGTCATTCTTAATGAACCAACACCACGAGAAGAAACACCAAGACAGACACCTTCTTTGATGAGTGACATTGCAATCTTACCCATAGGGGTCTCAAGAAGTTGCGCTTTTCCTACAAAGTTATTTCCTTCTCTATGAAGGTCACAAATCTTGTGAGAAACTCTGTCAAGGTTTACAGTAGGTCCATCAGGGTGACCAAGTTCACCAAGAGCACGTCCTTTTTGAACAAAACTTTCGTTGTAACGATTGACTTCTCTCTCCATGATTTGCATGGGATACATTCTACCGTTACGATTTACTTGCTCTGCTTGCAAGAAAATGCCTTGGATATAGCACTTCTTAGAAGCACCTTTTCCTTCGGTAATAAATTCTACCTTGTTAATTTCTTCTGTGATAAGTTTCATTTGTTTATCCAGTAAATCCTACTTTTGTACCAAGAACAGAACCACCAACTGCGAACACGCAATGAGATGCTACTTTTTCCAAATATTCAACAGAGTTACCTGGCATCGTGAATGATCCAATACCAGTTCCATTCTGAGACTCAACAACTGTTACAACCGCAGCTGAGGTGTTATTGTTTACAAGACGAACTACTGTTGCTTGAGTAAAACTGGTAGCAGTACCAGTAGCACCCGGAACAGAAATTTCATCTGCTAGAAGTAATGTTCTTGCCATTATTCTTGATCCTCTGAGGTCTCTTGTGTATCATTTGCATATTCTTCACCACCGAACATAGAAGTAGATACAAGTGGTCTAGCAGCGTCAATTCTTTCAGCAGCTTTTGCATATAAGACACCCTTGATAGCATCAGAAACCTCTGAGGGTTTTGCGCCTGTTGCAATCAGGTCGATAACGTTATCCATAAAAAATCAATGTATTATATTTTATATTTATATCTCAGCCTTTTTGGTGTCTTTTTGCATTTGAGCATCTGCCGCTGCTGCTTGTGCTTCCATGTCTGGTTCTGTTGGAACTTGTCCCATTTCCATGCCATCAGCACCCATTGCCATTGGGTCCATTCCCATGTCAGCGCCAGGTAAAGGTTCTCCAGTAATTGGATCTACTGTCCCTGGAGCTGGGATAATGCCCTTATTGATTTCGTCTTCAATCTGTTCGTCAATTTCAATGATTTCGGAGTCAGTTTGGCGAAGAACCTTCTTTCTTACATATTCGGTAGAATAGTATTTGCCGATATAGGGTTCAATGGTTGCAAGATTGCTAAGTCTGCTCTGAAGCATTTCAGATTCTTTCAGTTCTGCAAACTGGTTGTCATAGAGGAAATCATACTGAATATGATCCGACATAACTTCCCAATCTTCGGGAGTTACAATGTTCTTGAGAATCAATTGCGTTCTCAACATATCGTTGAACATTTGAGAGAATCTCTTTCTTAAACGTCCAACAAACTTGGCGAACTTAAGTTCGTCTCTCAGAATCTCAGAAGAACGACCAAGATTGAAACCGCCATCAGCAGCAATCCTTGACTCAGGAACTCCAAGTGCTCTGTATAGTTTCTTTTGGAAATACTCAATGTCAGCGAGTTCACCTAAGTTTTGTCCGCCAGGAAGTGTAGTGATTTCTGTACCACGCCCACCTTCTCTTCTTGGAAGCCAGAAGTCCTCAAGCATTGACATAAACTTGCGGTCATCACGGACTTCGCCAGTATTAGCGTCATAAACCAACTTATTTCTGTAGCGAGACATAACCTCTTTGAGGTATTGCTCTGCTTTTACTTTGGGAAGGTTGCCAACGTCAATATAGAAAATACGACGCTCGGGTGCCCTCGACAAACGATAGATAACCAAAGAATCCTCAATCATTCTCAGTTGATTGAGAGCCTTGATTGCTTTATGGAGATATGAAAGAACGGTTCCCTTATTTCTATCTACAAGACCAGAACTGCAATATGCAATAGAATCTTTTGCAATCTTTACAGAATCTTTCTTACCACCAGCACCACTGAAAGTGCCACTTGGATAATTTGATTTTGGTGTGTAAACAAAATATTCTTCGATTTCTGGTTCTAAGGTTGGTGCGTCTGCACCATTTCTTGCCATTGGTGAAGGAAGAGCAAGATTTGTTCTTGGATCTTTTCTCTTCTCCTGACGAACATACTTCATTTTCATTGGGTCAATATATCTCAGGTCTTGGATACCTGCCTGAGGATTCTTGACATCAATGACTTTTAGATAGTATACTCTACCATCAACATACCAGTTTCTAAAGATTTCGTGTGCTTTTCTATCGAAATCTAAAATTTCTTTAATATATTTAAACTCTTCTCTAATTACTTTTTTCAGTTTATCGCTGGCATTCAAATTAGACAATTCGATTTCTACTGGTGAATCGTAGAGATCGCTAACGATTGCCTCGTTTACAACATCTTCAATGGCACCATCACATTCTGGGTGAAGTGCCATTTCACGATATCTTTTAATGAGATCGTGTTCTGTTCTATAAACTCCCTCAATATCAACGTAAGAACCGTAAAATCCACTAGCAATATAATTGTCAACCCCGTCCTCATTGGTTTGAGGAACGGGGGAAATTACTGAAGGTGGTTTTTGGCTGCCGTCAATAGAAAAACCAAAAAGTCTTGCCATCGTATAATAAGTCTACTTGTTATGGACTATTTAGTTGATGTCTTCGCCGCCTGCATTTGCACCGGTGCCCTTGACTGCTTCCCACCACTGAACTTGAAGTTCAACAGTGAATTCTTGGATACCTTGTGCGTCGTATGAAAGTTCGATAGGAGCAACCTGAGTTGGGAAAACATCATAGAAATGATACTTTCTCAAGGTGTCTCCATTACGATCAAGTTGATAAACATAAGCGTCTGCCTGATATGCAGCAGGATCAGTTGCTCCAGTGTTATCAGAAACACGGTTGATTGTATTCATCCACTTTTCGAAAGCAGAACGAATAGCAAAATCGGTGTCGTTGATAACAGTGATTGACCAGGTATCAAAGGTTCTGTCGCCAGCAATCTTCAGGACTCTTCCTCTGAAGGGAACTTCGATTGGAGCAACGTTTGAAGCAGGAAGGTTTGCTGCCTTAACAAGAAATCTTGCCTTGTTAAGAATATCGTTAGCATCAGCGACTCCAACCAGAGCGGGGAACGAAAGTTCCACCTCAAACAGATTGGAGCGTGCGCCGCCACCAGCAAGTTTACTCTTGAAGTCAGTAATCTTTCTTAGTGGGGGTGGATTAAGTTGGTTTCTAGTTGCCATTGTTTTTTACCTCTAAGTTTGATTAATAATTAAACGTTACCGATTACTTCTTCAAAAGAAACACCAGTTCTGGTAGCAACGAAGGTCAGACCAATGAAGTTGATTGATCTGTTTGGTTTGACAAATACGTCAGCGACAAATTCGTTGTTGTCAATGACAGCAGCGGTATTATTTGTTTCGTCGCAAACAACAACATAATCAAAGATTCCTCTCTTAGATTGAACATCGCGGAGGAATGGTTCGATGATATTTACGAAGTTTGTTCTTGTAATCTCATCGTTAAATTCGAAGAGTTGGTCTCTTGCTGCAGAAGCAATTGCTTTCTCCAGATAG